CCATGAAAAAAGCTTCTAGTCTGCTTATTAGTTCGAATTGCTTATGGCTCTTGAAAATATCTGAATCGACTTGAACAGCAACTATAGGAGGGGATTGCGGTATCACGGCATTAAATAAGTTCACGCACTCTCTGTCTCTTTAGCAGGCCGCCGTAGCGGTGTCCAGTCGATGTCCCGAGCCCCGAGCAGAGCATACACATAGGGATCCGGGTTAAATTGAGCGCGGGCGCTGAACCCGGTCCATGTTTCGCAATCACTGGACACTAGGATTACTGGTAGGGTCAAGTCGTCCTGCAGCTGGTTAATAAGCGAACTTGCACGGGGCTCAACTAAGTCGCGCTTTTCTACCAAAATAAATGCAAGACGTTTTTCGCATAGGCGCTGGACAGAGTAAAGCATTAGAACCGTTCGCTTTCTTTTCGAACGACGCGCCCGATAATTTTGACAGACTCGTCGCATGTCCTGCGGTAATAGCGGCGCTGATCAACGCTATCTGAGGTTAGCCACCATTGACCAGCATCGCGTGTCAGTCGTTTGACGACTGGCTCGCCCTCATAGTTAATCGCATATACAGCCCCATCAACAAGCCTCTGATCACCGGTATTCACTACTACCAGATCGCCCTCGTAAAACGTCGGCTCCATGCTTTCGCCGCGCACAAAAATGGCAATCAGCTTTTCTCGGTTAAAACCTTTACTTTCGATCCATGAGGTTGGGACAGTCGTCGTTCCACCGTCGAACGGTTCAGGCTCCACGTCGAATCCACTAATGCCAGCCGTCAAGCGCAGGCGAACCATGGGAATCAACGTGTGGCGCGGGTCAGTCTTGGCCGCCGAATCGACTCTCAAAAATGAACCCGGCTTTAGACCTTCAGTTCCAGCGGCGCTGGCGTTCGCGAGGTCACTGTCACGCATCTCGGCGACCGTTACACCGAAGAAATCAGCCAGCGGTTGCAAGGTCTTCGTTCGAGGATCGTTACTTTCGCCACTCAAAATCCGATGGATAGTCGGCTGCGGCACACCGGTCGCCCGCTGTAGCTCATAAGGGTTAGTCCTCTTTTTGGCAATAAGCCACTCGAGGTTTTTCTGGATGGGAGATGCGGAGGTGCTCATCTCGCAAATATGCGTTAGCGCATACATCTGTGCAATCCTTTATGCGGTTTCGCATTGACAACAATACGGATTCGTATAGAATGAGGCAAAACCACTTCACACTTACGACCATGACTCTTCGAACCGCCCAAGGTGCCGCCCACTTTCTCGTAGGCGCTGGCTTCTCTCAAGCAGCGATAGCGAAACGTTCTGACGTCAGCCAGGCAACCATCAGCCGAATCCTTTCTGGCGAGTTGAAAGACCCAGCGGGCTCGATTTTGGTCAAGTTGAACGAGTTCGCTGATGAGATTGCAGCATTGCAACCCATACCACACCCGCAGTAAGCCCTGCGGTATCTCACCCACCCCTGAATTACCGCAACACCAGGAGAAAACTATGACGAATCAGACCCACAAGCCCAACCCGAAACGTGAAAACACGTTGAAGGTGCCGCTCAACGAGACGGAAGATCTGGCCCTGCGCCAGTTCTGCGCCAGCATCGGGCAGCACGTCGCGCCGTTCGTTCGGCAAGTCGCCTTCGCCCACATGCGAGCAGCAGCAACACCGGCAGCGAATCCTAACCCGGTACGACGCCGCGGTGAATGGCCACGTCATGGCCATGTGCAGCGTTTCCCAGGTCGCGTAGTCGCAACGGGCGGGTTTCACCGGCGTCTTTAAAGGCGATTTCAAACCACGCGCCCACGCCTGGGCCACATCAGACTGACAGGAAGGACATCATGCAAGACCAAGAAAACCGGAAAGCGACGCCGGACGAAAAGATCGCACACCAGGCGCGGAACTGGCGCAAGCACGATCGGGAAGCATCCTCGAACCGGTGCGACAACACGCGCCGCGCCGAATACCATGCGCGCCAAAAGCTCCGCGAGGCAATCGACACGCAGGGAGGCCGTTGATGGACCAGATCGTCACCCACGCGATGATGATGGACCGTGGCGCCGCCGCGTTCGACCGGGGCCTCGGCATCGATGACCATGACATGAACCACGGTGCCGCCGCGATCACCTGGTGGCAAGCCGGTTGGCGTGCACGCCAGAAGGATTGCGTGGCTCAGTTCGCAACAGCACTCGGTGCTTCACCTGTTGCGGCGCAGCAGTTCGCAACGTTGGTCAAGGTGTCGCCGCCATGACCGTGCCCTCCAAACGCAAAGTCCCGATCGCGCAGCTGCCTGCCGCGATCGAGGAAGCGCTCAAGCTCGGGCCCTGGTTCGTCGAACCACTTGCGCTCGAGTTTGGATATTCCACTTTCACGCTACGCCGCCGTCTCGAGGAACTCGAGAACGAGCAGCGCGTGCACCGCGTGCGCGTCAAGAGCGAGCTGGGCCAGGGCGTGTGCTACCGCTGGCACCATGGCCTGGCACCCGGCGCCAAGTTGATTCCCAAGATATTGCTCGGTCAAGAGTTGCCGCGTGTCGAAGAGCGCGGCAGCGTGCCATTCCAGGCGATCGTGCGCAGCTGGCCAGCATTCAGTGGACGCGATCCGCTCGTGGCGGCGTTGTTTGGCCCGGCACGCGCGGAGGCGGTGTGGGCATAGCAATTACCTGGAAAGCCACATCATGAATTACTACCCTTTCCACATCGGCGACTTCCGCTCGGGGACGGTCAATATGACCCGGCACGCCCGGTGGATTTACCGCGACATGCTGGACATCTACTACGACCGGGAAGAGCCGTTGTCGCTCGACCTCGACGTCCTGTGCGAGCAAATTGGTGCCGAGAGCGAAGAAGAGCGTCGCATCGTTGAACGTCACCTGCGCTTTAAGTTCACGAAGACCGATTCCGGCTACCGGCATGCGATCTGCGACCAGGTCATCACGGACTACCACACGAAGGCCGAAACTGCGAAAACCAATGGCAAGAAAGGCGGCCGCCCGAAGAAAGCTGTAGCAACCGACGATAAACCCAGCGGGTTTCCATCCGGTTCCGATCCGCTTGCTACTGGCAACCCACAGCCAGCCGGATCACAAACTAACCAAGAACCAATAACCAATAACCAAATAACTACCCCCAAACCCCCTGACGGGGGCCTTGCGCCGACCGAAAGGAAGCCCGGGGCGATTGTGCTGAAGACGTTTCTCGATGCTTGCACCGCTGCAAATGAACGGCCGCTGCGCGACTACACGCCGCTGTGGGTCTATGCCGAAGAGGCTGGGTTACCGCAGGACTTCACGGCGCTGGCGTGGGTCGAGTTCCGGCGCCGCTTCCTGCCCGGTGGCACGGGCGCCACCAAGCGCTACAAGGACTGGCGCGCTGCCTTCCGCAAGTACGTCGAAGGCAACTACCTGAAGCTGTGGGCGATTGACGGGAATGGCCAGTACTTCCTGACCACGCAGGGCAAGGCAGCACAGAAAATCCACGAATCGAAAGAGGCAGCATGAGCAACGAAATCAAACCGTTACCGCATAACCTGGACGCCGAGCAGAGCGTCATCGGCGCCCTGCTGCGCGACAACGATGCGGTCGATCGGCTCGGCGATCTCCGCGCCGAACACTTCTTCCTGTCCGACCACGCCGTCATCTTCAGCGAGCTGATGCGCAACCTGGCCGCCGGCCGCAGCTGCGACGTGATTTCGCTGGGCGACGCGCTGCGCGCCAAGCTGGGCGACTGTCTGCCGTACCTGAACTCGATGGCACAGACCACGCCATCAGCGGCGAACATCGGCCGCTACGCCACGATCGTGCGCGACAAGGCCATCAAGCGTGGACTGATCAAGTTCGGCCGCGACGTGGCCGAGGCCGCGGCCACGTCGCCGGCAGAAGCGGGCGCGATGGTCGACCAGGCGTCTTCCGCGCTCGAGCAGCTGGCCCAGGCGCGCGTGCGGATTGAGCCGGTGCGCGCGTCCGACGAGATGGTCGCGCACGTCGAAGAGATCGAACGACGAATGAGCGGCCAGACCCGGGCGATATCGACAGGATTTCCCGACGTCGACAAAAAGCTCAGCGGCGGCCTGCGCGCCGGCGAGTTGATCGTCGTGGCGGCGCGTCCGAAGATGGGCAAGACAGGCTTCGCGCTGTGCGTTGCGTGCAATGTGGCCGAAGAACACAGCGTGCTGGTGCTCTCGATGGAAATGCCGAAGGCCCAGCTCCACGACCGCAACTTGGCGAACCTGGGCCGGATCCCGTTGCCGCACCTCCTGGAACCACAGAACATGCAGGAGCAGGACTGGACGGGCCTGACGCATGCAACGCTCAAACTGGCCAACATGGACCTGTTCCTCGATGACCAGGGCGGCCTGCGCCTGCTCGACGTGCGCATGAAGGCCAAGGGCATCAAGCGCCGGCACGGCCTGGACGTGATGGTCGTCGACTACCTGCAGCTGATGGATGGCGACGGCGACAACCGAAACGCACAGATTGAGGGGATCACGCGCGGTCTCAAGGCTCTGGCCAAGGAACTCGGCATTGCGATCGTGCTGCTGTCGCAGCTGAACCGCAAGCTCGAGGAGCGCCCGAACAAGCGTCCCATGCCGTCGGACTTGCGCGACTCTGGCGCCATTGAGCAAGACGCCGATGCGGTGATCTTCCTGTACCGCGACGAGGTGTACAACCCGGACAGCCCGGATATCGGCGTGTGTGAGGTCGACGTGGCCCTGTGCCGCCAGGGCGCGCCTGGCCGAGTCGCGTTGGGATACATCGGCGAGCAGACGCGCTTCGAGAACCTCACGCATCGATGGCAGCCGGCGAAGGCACCGGAGCGGCGCACTAACCGTGGACTGGCGTCCCACTTATGAGCGCGAACGTTTTCAAGAAGGGCGATATCTGGCACTACCGCTTCCAAGTCGGCGGCGAGCGCGTCCAGCGCAGCACCAGGATGAGGAACCGGCGGCTCGCCGAGAAGAAGGCCGAGCAGGAATATGAAGCGGCCGTGGTGCGCGCCAACGGGGGCCAGCCGGTACCGACTCTCGACCAGCTGATCGAGGTATGGATCGTGGTGCACCGGCCCGTGGCCAGCGCTGCCCACATTCGCAGCGTGGACACGTTCCGGCGCCTGCACATGTATGACCTCGGCACCAAGGCCATAGACAGCATCACCACTGCCGACGTCGAGCTGGCGCGCAACCTGCACCTGCAGGACCACAAGCCGGCCAGCGCGAACCATTGGCTGCGCATCCTGAAGCTGCTGACCATGTGGGCGGTCAAGCGCGGCACGCTGGCAGCGCCGCCGTGGCGCGTGTCGATGCTCAAGGTGCAGAAGCGGCCGCGCGCGACCCTGGCATTGGACGTGGCCCGCACTTGGTTCGATGCCGTCGACGCTGCGGCCAAGCGCACTCCCGCCGTGGCCACCGCCGTGCGCATGATGTTTGGCCTGGGCCTGCGCGAGAGCGAATGCGCATCGGCGCGGTGGGAATGGGTCGACTGGCAGCGCGCGACCTACACGCCCGGGATCACCAAGGGTAGGGAGGCAGAGCCTGTACCGATGCCCGCTTGGCTGGTCGAGCACCTTGAGCCATTGCGCCAGGCCCAGGGCCTGATAGTGGTACGGGAGGACGGCAAAGAGTTCCAGTCCGGCTTCGCGCGCCAGGTCATGCGCAAGGCGAACTCGTCGTGCTCGCTCAAGGGGATCACGCCACACCGACTGCGCGGCACCTTCGCCACACTGCTGTCCGAAGCCGGCGTGCCAGTGCAGACGATCCAGCGGGTGATGCGCCACAAGAGCCCGGTCACCACGATGGGCTATCTGGAAAAGAACCTCGACCTGGCCGCACGTGCACAGGATCAAATCGGCGCAAATACCGGGATGATGCGGCGCGAAAGTGGCGCGTAACGTCAAAGGAAGCCCGGAAATACAGGGATTCCAGATGATCAAGAGTCATCGGATAAAGTGTAGAACGCGTGTTTTGCTCAGCGCGTTTCCTCACTGCGCCATATCGACCGGGTCTTCAGTTTAGGTTTATCCAGCTCCTTCATCCCGCTTTCGAATTTGTTCAGGCCTTCTTGCTGGATTTCCTCAAAGCGATTGAAGGCACGAACCACGGCAGCAGACCCGGCTCCGCGCGGGTGTTGCTCAAGGTCAACAAGAATAGGTCGAATGGATAAAAGAAGTTCAGTCATTTGCATTACCCCATCACTCATCTTGTAAGCACCTAAATCGAAAACCGGAATTTCGGCCATGCGCTTTTCTATCGTGTCAACAATCTCAATGCCATTACTCAATTGCATTGCTAAACTTTCTAGGGATTCGGTGTCGTGAGCCGAGACGGTTTTAGCGAGTTTGCATATTCCAGCTATTTGATTCCGTGATCTTACGAGCACTGCATGTACAGACCGGGCTCGTCGCAATGTAGCGAGCCGATCTGCGTCAGCCACTAACTCCGCTGAATGGGCGTTCTGCTGATACATGATGTAGATCGCTATTGCCAAGGCAGCAACCGAGCCTATTGCCTGTACCCAAGCAGCCCAAGAATCTGCGTTGAGACCGCTCCAATTATGAACTCTAAATAGTCCGGCAATAATTTGATGGCATGCAAATAGGATCACCAAACCGAAAATCATAAGTACTGATCGCTCGACGTATTTCATAAGTTGTAAGTTGTGGACGTTTAAAAATATATTCTTCCATGTCATCAATTTTTTGTCATTTCAATAAGCGGTTGAACGTGGTGTTAATGCTAAAAACTGAAAATATTTAGTTGCAACGAGAAAATTTCCTAGTGGAACGTGGAAAATAGCTGTGTTTATTCACAGGAGAAGGCCATGACTACGACTGCACTCGGCTTCATCAATGTTTCAAACCTTCGTCGAGTCCGCAGGGCGGAGGTTCCTGTCCAATCATTCGTGAAGGCCGATGGCCTGGATACGTGCTTGGCCTGCTGGAAAGCGTGGATGAGCGGCGACCAGGATAAAGACCTGGGCATGAAGACGATGCGCGGCCTGTCTGGCGAGGAAGGAAGTGCGCCAGACATACATGAGGCCCAGCAGGATGCCGACCAACGCATCGGCGCCGCCACCGACGCTATGATCAACGGCTTGAGCCGCATTCACGTGTGGGCCATCTACCGTATGTGCAGCATCGCCAGCGTGTGGAAGTTTCCAAATGCTGACCTGACTGTCGTGGCTACCGAGGCGCGTCACGAGCTGACTCAGAAGCTCAAGCGAAACATTTGCACGGCAACTCTTTTCTGATATAGTCGCGGCTTAGGCCGTCTTTGCACGTCCAGAGAAAAGCCCGAACCGTTAAACGTTCGGGCTTTTTGCGTTGGTGGTCTACTTTGCAGATAGCACTGAGGCTCGCCCACTGGACAGCGTGAGGCCTCCCGTTCAATGCGGATGCAGCTACCCAGCCGCGGGTGAGAGCCCCGCCGTCCGCTCCCGTGTCTCCAGTCCTGCACCAGCAGGATCTTCGCCGCCCCTCGCATCGACGCGCCGGGCGGCTTTCTTATTGGTCGAAAGGTTCGCTATGAATGCGGAAAGCAAAGATCACGGCATCACCATCGTCGTCAGCGTTGACACATCCCCACTTGAGAAAGCTGTGGCCCTGATGGAGCGCCTGGCAGCCGCCGCACGATCCGCGCGCGATTCCATCGTGACCTTCAACGGCCTGGCCATTGCTGCCGACGACATCGTTACTTGCGAACTGCAGGCTGACGAAACGCCGCGCATGATCCTGGGCGAACTGCAGGCCCTGCGTCGCGACCTGGCTGACCAGCGCGAATGCGTGTCGCCTGGCCACGCACCGCTGTTTACCCAGCCATGAGAACGCCAGTCGAGGTCTTCCGCGACCAGATCATTCGAGCCGTTACCGGCAACCAGCCGGCGATGGTATTCCGCGTGATCGATGAGGCCGCGCTCCAGCGCCTGTCCGACCGGTTGGCCGAGGCCGAGCGCGCGCATGCGCTGCTTCGCGCTAAGGGCTACGGCGGGACCGGGCTGCTGCTCGACGAGTTAGCGGCGCTCGTACCGAAGGCGAGCTAATGGTCTGGGGCACGAAGAGCCGCCACGAGCGCGGCTACGACAGCGCCTGGGTCAAGGTCCGCAACCAAGTGATGGAGCGCGATGAAGGCGAGTGTCAACGTTGCAAGCGCGCCGGCCGCACGACTCTGGCCCGCGCGGTCGACCACATCATCAGCAAGGCCAAGGCCACCGAGCTGCGCTGGACACGCGCCAAGACCGATCACCCTTCCAACCTGGAAGCCATCTGCGATCCATGCCATGCCATCAAGACCGAGGTGGAGCAGGGCAAACGCAAGCTAGTGAAGCGTGCTGCTGGCCCTGATGGCTGGCCGGTGTGATGCTTCAAAAGAAACATTCTCTAGAAAAATAATTATATTTTAGAAACGTTACCCGGGGGTACTTAAATCTCTGGGGCTTTCGTCCTTGGGGACCGCCTGCTCCCTCTTTGTGCACAACCGCGAAATGAAACTTTTTTTCTGGGACTGAAATTATGGCCGGAAGGCGCCCGACTCCCAGTGCGCTCAAGCTGGTCACGGGCAACCCGGGCAAGCGGCCACTGAACAAAAAAGAACCAAAACCACGTACAAAAACGCCAGTTTGTCCGGTGCACCTCGATGCGAAGGGCAAGGCGGTGTGGAAGAAGTTGTGCGCGTTGCTGAAGCGAATGGGCGTGCTCACCGAGGCTGATGGCCTGGCGCTCGAGCGCCTTTGCGACTGCTACTCCGACATCCTGAAGTGCCGGGAATTGATCGAGCGCGATGGCCGCACCTACACGTCGATTGACCAGAACAGCAATCGACTTATCAAAAACAACCCTGCGGTTAACCAGCTGCGCGCCGCTGACGCGCAATTCAAAAGCTACCTGGTGGAGTTCGGCTTGACGCCGGCCGCGCGATCAAAAGTGAACGTGGACCTCCCGGATGGCGACAAGGAAAAAGACCCCGCCGCCGAATACTTCGGCTGATCCTGTTTCAGCGTACGCGAGCGAAGTTGTCGCCGGCACCCGGATCGCCGGGCCCCATGTACGCAACCAGTGCGCGCGTCATCTGGCGGACGTTGCAGAAGGCGCAGCACGTGGTCTGGTGTGGGACGTCGCGGCGGCCCTGAAGGGCATCGGCTTTTACCGCGACGTATTGAAGCTGAACGGTGGCGACTTCGAGGGCAAGCCATTCGAACTGCTGCCGTGGCAGCAGTTCGTGGTGGGCAGCATCTTCGGGTGGAAGCGAGACGACGGGTACCGCCGCTTCCGCGTGGTCTACGTCGAAACGGCGAAGGGTAGCGGCAAATCGCCGCTGGCTGCTGGCGTCGGGTTGAAAGGCCTGGTGGCCGACGGTGAGCCGCGAGCGGAAATCTACGCCGCAGCGACAAAGAAGGACCAGGCGATGATCCTGTTCCGAGACGCCGTCGCGATGCATGACCAGTCGCCGGCGCTGCAGAAACGTCTCAGGAAAAGTGGCACCGGTGAGAAGGCCTGGAATCTGGCGTACCTGGCGCAGGGCGCCTTCTTCCGGCCGATCAGCAGCGACGACGGCCAGTCCGGCCCACGCCCGCACATTGCGCTGATCGATGAGTACCACGAACACAAAACCGCAACCGTCCTGGAAATGATGCGCGCGGGGACGAAGAGTCGGCGCCAAGCGCTGATCTTCATCATCACCAACGCTGGCGCGAGTCGCAAGTCGCCGTGCTGGAGCTATCACGAGTACGGTGCCAAGGTCGCTAGCGGCGAGGCGGTGGACGACGCACTGTTCCCCTACATCTGCTCTCTGGATGAGGAAGACGATCCGTTCGAAAGCGAGGCCTGCTGGCCGAAGGCAAATCCCAGCCTGCAGGATGCGAACCTACCTGGCTATAAGTACATCCGGGAGCAGGTAACGGAAGCGAAAGGCATGCCGTCAAAAGAGGCGATCGTGCGCCGGCTGAATTTCTGCCAATGGACGGACGCCGAGTCGCCATGGATCAGCCATGAGGTATGGAAAGAAGCGTATCTCGACTACGAGGTCGAGTCTCTGCGCGGGCGCCGCGCAGTGGCCGGCCTCGACTTGGCCAGCACCACCGATCTTACAGGTCTGGTGTTTCTGGTCGAGCCGATCGAACCGGGCGAACCTTGGAAGCTGGTGCCATACGCCTGGCTTCCGGACGACAACCTCGCACGGCGGGCCCAGCAGGACATGGTGCCGTACATGGATTGGAAGAACGAAGGGCTTCTCCAAACAACCCCGGGCCGCGCGATCAGCAAACGAATCATTCTGCAAAAGCTGTCGGCAATGTGCGACTTCTTCGAGATCACTGCATGCGGGTATGACCGATGGCGCATCGAGGACTTGCAGCAGCTGGCCAGCGACGATGGAATCAGCTTGCCGCCCATGGAGGCGTTCGGTCAAGGCTATAAGGACATGAGCCCGGCAATCGAGCAGTTCGAAACGATGCTGCTCAACGGAGAGATCGCGCACAACGGGCACAAGGTACTCACCATGTGCGCCGGCAATGCGGTGACGGTGCAGGACGGAACCGGCAGCCGCAAGCTCGACAAGGAGAAAGCGACCGGCCGCATCGACGTAATTCTCG